AAGCGCTATTAGTATCAGTAATAGACGTCGCACTTGTATTTTCTATTACTGGGAAATTTTGAGTTGCGGACTCTGTATCGGAAACGGTTGTTGATTCGGATCGAATACCAATAAAAGATGCTATTGATATGTTTGTATCAGTTAAGGTTGTTGATTCGGATAAAGAACCTAAGAACGATGCTATTGATATGTTTGTATCGGAAACGGTTGTTGATTCATTAACTACAACAGAATAGGTATCTCCGCCTAAAGATGCAAATGGAGCTTGAACAAAAGCGGAGATACCAAACATTATTCAGCTGTAGCTACAACATCTTCTTTTGGCAACGCCTCGACTTGAGGTACTGCTTGAGCTTTGATCTTCTCAACTAACTCTGCTACTTGAACATACGGTGCTTGTCCCAATGCTTGTAGGATTAAGTTAATTTCTTGTACGCTTAAGTTTAAACCAATCATTTTTATACAATCCAAGGTAGAGGTGGAGTTACTATAGTTGGGTTAATTTGTGCTTCAATTTGGCTTGCTACGTTTGCTTCATACGATGCTACTTGTTCTGCGCCCAATGCTGCTTGTGTCCAAGCAATGACTTCATCTAAAGTTAAGTTAGTATAAGGTGTGTAGTTTGGTTTAGTTTCATCAACCTCAAAAGATGCTGTGCCGTAAACTGAGCCTGTGTAAGTACCGTCTGTAGCAGTTAAAGTCCAGTGTGAAGTTACAACGTAATCAAGCATACCATTGACATCAGGTTTGCAGTTCAGTGCTACGATGTTCCATTTGTTTGTAATCATTTTATTACCCTACTATCCAATTTGTACCGTTATAAAATACAGGTATGGTGACTGCACCGCCTGCTACGACTGTTGCGCCATATGTAGGCGCTAAAGCATTAGTTACATAGGCTCTTGCTCCAGTTACGCCTGTTGGCAATGTAGCTACTGTATAGCCTAAAGTTTTTATTGTTCCCGCTACGTCTAATTTTCCTGTTGGCGAACTAGTCCCAATCCCCACGTTGCCGCTGGAGTCGATGCGCATGGCTTCATTAAACCCATTTACAGAAAACGCTAATGCGCCACCAATATCAGTACCAAAAGTAACAGGGCTTGAATGTTTAACATATAAAGAACTATTTATATTATCTGATAATGCTAATGAGATACCACCAGCATTTCCTTTTATTGAAACCATACCCGCAGTCGGTGTATTGCCATTTACAACTAGCTTTGAAGAAGCGCTTGGCGAACTAGCCCCAATGCCCACGTTACCGGAAGCATCTTTATACAATTGGCCAGAGCCAATGTTTAGTATGCCTGTAGAGCCTGTGAGTGTGCCTGTGTAGGTTGGGTTACTTAATGTGGGCGATTCACTTAAGACTGTGCTTCCAGTTCCTGTGCTGGTAGTAACACCTGTACCACCATTTGCTACAGGCAAAGTCCCTGTAACACCTGTAGTCAAAGGTAGACCAGTTACATTAGTAGCAACAAAAGCAGAGGGTGTTCCTAATCCAATAGCATTACCTGAGGCGTCTTTCCATATGCCTTTTGAAGACGGGTAGGTTACAAATACGTCTTTAACACCTGTAGTGAATACTACTAACGAGCCAGCATTAGAAGAAGCCAACACGGTTGTCCTTGACAGCGTACTACCAACAGCAGTATATGTTCCTAAGCCAACTTCCCAGTTAGGGCCGCCTTGATCTGCAATACAATAATAAGTTGTGTTACTGTTGCCTACGCCAGCAGAAAAAGATTGAAAACCTGTGGTAGCTCCCAAAAGGGAAGCCGTGCCTGTGCCAGTAATAGTAGTTGTTTCTTTAACTCGATCTGCTAGTATTAATGCCATAGTAATCTCTTGTTAAGCGGCGGTTGCGGTATATGTTACAGAAATGGAATCGCCATTAGTTACTGTTTTAGACCCTGCAGTGAAATCACCGGCTGAGAACAAAGTGCCTGTAGTATTATCAATAGTTGATGTGCCACCTACATTTACAAAACAACCAGCAACAGTACCTGAACCTGTCATTGCAAACACCTGAGCAGATGTTGGGGAGATAGCGCCTGATGCGGCTGTACCCCATGTGGGTGTTTTACGAGGACCAGTATACGTTGGCGCATTGGCAAGGCCTACTTCTAGCCAAGCCCCATGAGATGCCTGTGTGTCACCAACAACGGCCGTGCCTGTGCCTTTAAGACCCATGTATGCAATACCTTGAGCAGCGTTAGTTAATGCGCCAGTAATGGTTAGGTTTTTACCAACAGTAGTTACAAGGTTTTCTATCTCATCTTCCCATTTAAGATTGCCATCTTTATCATGGCACACCACATGATAGTGACCGTGCATCTCCATTCCTTCTGTATGACCTGCACCGCGAGTAACTGTTGCCGAACAAACGTCGCCTGATTTTATGTGTTCAATTTGCATTTTTATATTCCTATGAAATTCTTATAAGAGCTGTTGTAGCTGTATCTGGTGGAAAAGTTATTGTAAACGGTGTTCCTAGCTTTGCTGTTTTATCCGCACCGAAGTCAAGAACTGCAACAGCGGCTTTTGTAGTGTAGTTATATATCAAAGCGCCTCTAGCTACAAAAGAAGCAGAAGGCCATGTTATATTTGAAAAAGAAATATATGCTGTTGTCCCTGACAATACCGCAGGTGTTGGTAAAATAGGTGCGCCCCCAGCAGAATAACCTGTACCTGATACTTCACCAATAGGTGTATACGCTAATGTTGAACTACCTAAAGAGGCATTAGAAGTATATAAAGCGATCTGATAAAAATAAGGGGACGTGGCAGAAAAATTTTCTAACCCATTCAACAAGTTTTGTTTGAAAATGGTGCATTGGCCTTGTGCTATCATAATGTATTATACGGTATCTTGATTTGATTATTTCTATACGCGTCTCCGCGTTCCAATCCGTTCACTAGCCTAGTTAGTTGACCAATGGCTTCTTGATATTTTTGTTCATAATATGTAACCATATCTTGTTCTTGTTTCATAAAAAGCATAGCCTCTCGCATAGCACCATAAAACAAAGCAGGATCGTAGTTATCACTTAACCAGGTAACACCTGCTGGATTATTGACAGTATCAGTGATAGATACAGGGCAATAAAAATAATGCAATTCCACATTATAATTTGAATCAGGTGTTGGCGCGGCTAATAAAGATATGTCCAACATATTAGAAAGTTGTGGACCAAACATAGCATAGTATTTTGGCAGCCCTTGATTAGTAGGGTTAGAATATGCTTCTCTAATGAAACTCACATCTTTATCTATCAGATAAGAATAATTACCTGAAGTATCAATGACTGCTAATGAATATACAGATAAGAAATCATTAGGGCAAGATAGATAAGGGTTAGCTGCTGTTAAATTACCTGTTACATTTTTTCTAAGTACAGGAATATGTACCGTATTATATATACGATCTTCTGCTTGTCGCAGGAATAAACCGATATTAGACACAAACAAAGACTCTGTATTTTCAGAGTAATCTTGGATTGCTTGGGTAATTTGTTGGAGATTCATAATAATCCTATATAGGAAAAATATTAACCCATTGGGCCGCGTGAAGTATAGCCTTTAGTTGCAGCGCCTTTTCCTCTAGCTTTAACACCCTCAGTTTTGATACCAGCATCTGGATAACCGTTGTTACCTGTTGGCGCATTGTTTGGTTGGGGTTGCTTATATTTATTTTCATCAGACTTAGCCATTATTTACCGCCTTGATTTTTAGCACGTGCTAAATTACGACCAAACTTTTTCATTGCTTCTGAAGATACTGTTTTAGCTTTACCTTTAGATAACATGATTCCATCTTGACCAACTTTAGAACCATCGATGCCCAATTGTTTACCTTTGGTTTTGCCTTTACTTTCTATACCATCGCCTTTAGCCATTTCGTACTCCTAAGAAGTTGTTACTGAACCGACATATGTTGTCGCTACTAAATCATTTTGTGTTAATAATACATCATTTGCACGAGAGCCGCCAACTGGCGCCCATCCCCATTGAAATACTCTTGACCCTTCGCCTTGATACCCATTCGTATCTAAACCTGATGTTTGGTAACTATTATCTGGTCTAGGTTCTAAAACAGCTTGAGGATCAAAAACAGGATACATGCCCAGCTTAAGCTGAGGATGATCTTCATTCCAACATTCAGGACAAGCTTTAATTGCCACTGTTTTAGTCTTAATAACAAGCTTTTTTAGCTGATGCAGTTTGTATCGTTGTCCACAAATATCACATTCGCTTATAGCGTACTTGCCAGCAGCGTACTTAGTAGCCATTATCCGCCATACCCAATTCTAGGCACGTACCTGTCAGGGGCTTTATCGCGATCTTCTTCTGTCGCTAATTGCAACTGCCTATCATATTCAGCTTTAAGACCCATAGAGCGGTTCATATCTGCATTGGGGAGCTTCATAGAAAGATAATAAGATAATCCTGCGACCATAGCGTTTAAAAAACGAAAGGGTATATCTTGAGTATTATCACCATTACCTGAGTCTTGGATACGTCTTAAACGCCAATATACAAAATAATAATATGGGTTATCAGCTGTACCTTGATCTGGGGTAGGCCACACATTTATCTGAGGATTAGCTACGCCTGTAACAGGATATGTAGCTCCTGATTGTCTGTTTATCCAAACTTGTATCGGCCTACCTGTTGCATTCTTATTAGGGATAGTCGAATAAGTAGACGATGAAATTCTGTTAATATTAATATCAGTTTGTTGTTGGCCTGATCCTGTGCGAACAACTTGATCTAATAAATCTATTGTATCGTTTGGTAAGTCATAATTAATTTGGCCAGGGATTAAAGGGATAGTCCCCTCTTCAATAGTCCATAAATTAATCCCAATGTTAGCCCATTCTACGGTCAATAAGTTAAGACTTCTTCGAGCAGTTCGTAAATCATACCCGTTACGTAGTTCAGCCCCACATCTTTCAAAGGCTTCCTCAACAAGATCTGTAACGGATAAATTAAAACTACTTGTGCCCGAAGTTGTCATTTCTTAGCCCGTTTGCTTTTGGGTTTAGTATTAGGAGGAAATGATTTAGTCACCCCTCCTTTTTTGTACACATCTACATCATTGGGATCATCCTTACGAATAATCTTTTTCTTGTTTGGCATTTTAGATGGGTTTATATCCCCCATACCTCGACTAGCCATCATTAGATGTAACGACCTTTTGTTTTGCCTTTTTGAGCAATACCATCGGCTCTAGTACAACCGCCTTTAGCAAATTTCTTAGGTTTAAAACCTTCGATACCTTCAATTTTTCCTGAATCACCTAAGCTAGTTCCTTTGGTTTTGCCACGTTTTTGTATAACAGATTCACCAAATTTAGTTAATTTGTTTGAGCCTTTTTCAACATCTTTTGACATTGTTTTAGGGCCAATCACTTCTTTAACATTGCCACCTTTTTTCATGCCTAGTGAACCCATATCTTTTGAAGAAGGAAGTTGCTTGGTGACACCCCCAGCAGCGTAACATTTACCACCTTTTTTCATACCTTTTCCCATCTCTTCTCCTTTAGCATATTGCTCAGGAGAAATTTTGCCAGACTTAATAGCTTTAGCTTCTTTAAGTTCTTCGGCTTTAGATTCTTTACCTTTAAATAATTTTTTTAAATTAGCCACATCGCCACCTGTTTTAAATTGTTTACCTTTATCTGCAGCAGCAAAGTCTTTACCTACTGATTGTGGAATACCCACTTTCTTAGCAAAGCCTTTGTTATGTGCTACGGCTTCCATTAACTTATGTTGTTTTAAATTTTTACTTGGCACTGCAATTCCACCTTTTTAATGCCGCTGCTTTACGAGTAGGATTACCATTTTCATCTTTCATAGGGCCTTTTGCCCCACTCATTCTTGCACAAAATGATTTTTTCCTGCCCTCATCTGCTTTTGTTTTTGGATGAGGAGCAGGGGCTTTTAAATTAGAACCAGTAGCCGCATTATATTTGGATCTACCTTTGGCAGTTAAGCCCGCACCTTTAGATACAGGTAATTTCTCGCCTCTGCCAACAGCTAGCACTGGAGCTTTTTTAGATTTAGTAGCCATCAGTGTTTCATAAAATCAATTACCCATGTCACACCAGCACCTATACCAGCCCCTATACTTCCAACAACCATAAGCATGTGCCAACCACCTTTAGCTGCCGACAAGGTGTGACTTATCTCTCTAAGAGCGTCTTTAACCTCTTCCATGTCTTTGCTTAGTTTATCCATGTCAGTTTGCAAATGTTTAATCTCTGTGCTGTGTGAAGCTAACTCTCTTGCGTTTCTAATTTCAGGCGTGTTATCAGGCATAATCTTAACCGTAAAATGCAGTGACACCCGTTACCGAGCCAACACTAAGAGTTAAATAAATATTAGTGCGGAATAAAATACCTTCCCCAGGTATAAGAACATCAAATGTATTGGGGTTTGAGTTTACGGGAATATCCATCTGATACAGAATTTCACCTGTAGCCCCCCCATCTCTAAATTCAAAAGTAGCTGCTGTACTAATAGCAGGAGCTACCACAATACCTTTAAGTCTAGCTCTATCGGCATAGATGCTGCCAGCCGCACTTAAATGTTTGCTTTTTACGTCAAACTGCATAGCCATAATTAATCTCCTACTGGGTTTATAAAAAGGGGGTTAGCACCCCCTAATACATTAATTATGCAGTATATGCAGTGGGTGCAGATGAACCATCTGAATTTCGTACTAAGTACTCAACTAAGAAAAATCCAGCTCCAGCAGAGAAAGTTCCAGAAGAACCTACAGTGTAAGTAATAATCGCATCAGTTGAGCCAACATTAGCAAATAGGGCTGTTTGAGCGTCAGAAGCGGGAACAAAATAAATAATACCTGAAGCCCCAGCAGTAATTGCTGAAGTCGCTGCAATAGCAGTACCATTAAGATAAATAGTAATTACGCCAGAAGTACCAGCAAATTTAGTGGTTTGATATAACGCAAGATTGGTAATTAAAGAACCCGCTGGAAGAACAGCTAAAGTTGAAGCAGCAGTATCTGTGTAAGCAACAGGATCAGTTTGACCAACAGAAGTAACCCCAGTGTTGCGAATAGTACCTGCAACAGTACCTGTTGTATTTTTTACAGTGCCCAATAACCAAGGCCCAAGGTGTGTAGCTAAACCCATTGTAGTTTCCTTCATAGAAAGTATAAGCTTACCAATCTTCTATGCGTCTGTGGGGGCAGTTTGATAAGCAGGATGTTCCCCTGTTAAAGGTACTTATACTCTTTTTTTAGGGTTGTTGCAAGTGTTGATTTTTCCAGACCCACTTCTTTTTTCCGCAGTCGTATATTCTTCTCGCCCCCATTAAGTAAGTCATTTCTCGTTCAGTCCGAGAGTCTGATGTGGCATCATAGTTATCAGGGCTATTGTGGTCTTTTAAGCGCTGAGCTATATGCCTTCTTTGGTAATGTGACTTGGGTTTTACCCCTATTTTAGGGCTCCATACTTGATAATCAGGAGGGGTTTCTTCGATTAAATCAAAACCTAATTGAGTGTACATTGCCCCAGAAAAATACCTATTGTCAGAAAAGGACTTTACTTCTGCAGGATTATGCTCTTGTATAAAAGCTTTAAACAATTTAGATGCCCCGCCCGAAATAGTCGTTCTTGTGGCATATCTGGATAAAGTCCAAACTCTGGTTGCCGCGCCTGCACCTCTATCATTAGCCCCATAAGTAAACCGCATACAGGCAACAAGCTTATTTTTCCAATAGAGCCCATAGTGATTCCCGTTT